ACCTTTACGCTTTTGTCAGAGTGCATTATGCTCCTGCTCAGCACACGCTGTTCATATGGCAGGAGTACACCTGCAACAAAACAAAGAATGTTGATACCGCAAAGCATTTGCTGGAGCTTGGTATCACAGCAAATGACCTTATCACCTGCGACAGTGCAGAGAATAAGTCTGTTGAGGATTACAGAGCATACGGCTTGCTTGCAAGAGGCGCAGAGAAAGGTCCTAACAGCAGGGAGTATTCATATAAGTGGCTGCAATCTCTGCAAAGTATCGTTATAGATAACAAGCGTTGTCCTGTGGCTTGCGAGGAGTTCATCAACTGCGAGTATGACAGGGATAAAGAGGGCAACGTTATAAGCGGCTATCCCGACGGCAATGACCACGTTATCGACGCCGTTCGGTATGCAATGGAAAGAGTATGGAAAAGGCGGGGTCAGTAAGCTATGGGCATTATTTCAAAAATAAGGGAGTGGATAAGCAGAATGCTTTCAAAGTCAGATATAAAGGGCGTTTACGGTATTGATATCGCCGTGACGGACAGTATGATAAGAGCTATTGACAAGTGGGACAGAATGTATGCAGGTAATGCAGCACCCAAGGGAGTTCACTCTCTGCGGCTTGAACACGCTGTTGTGAGGGAGTTTGCGAACACGGCTATCAATGAAATGACCCTGAAAGTTTCCAACGATAAGCTTGATGCCATAATGAAAAACGCACTTGAAAACCTCAACAAAAATCTGCAAAGAGGTCTTGCAACAGGAGCAATGATAATAAAGCCGCTGGGTTCTGATAAGGTGCAGTATGTTCCGCAGTCGCAGTTCATTCCTGTGGAGTATGACGTGAACGGCAGGCTTATAAAGGTCATTTTCCCTGAGATAAAACGCATGGGCGATAATGATTACCGCATAAGGCTTGAATATCACGCTCTGGACTATGAAAAAGGGCTGACTATCACAAACAGGGCTTTTCGCTCCAATGACGGCGTGTCTCTTGGTGCTGAGATACCTCTCACGGCTGTTTCAGAGTGGGCGGAGCTTATCCCTAAGATAGCCTATCCCCTTATGCTGCGACCCTCTTTTGGCTATTATGTCAACCCTATCGACAATACAGTTGATGGTTCACATTCTGGCGTATCGGTGTTCGCAGGGGCGGAAGAAGTCATAAGAAAAGCTGATATCCAGTTTGGCAGGCTCGATTGGGAGTTTGAATCAGGAGAGCGTGCCATAGACGTTGACGAGGCTGTGCTAAGACCTGTTACAGACCCGTTCACAGGTAAGAAACGTGCAGAAATGCCAAAGCTCAATGAACGGCTTTTCAGAGGGGTAAACGTGTCGGCTGGCACGAGCGGTGACTTTTATCACGAGTTCTCACCGCAGTTAAGGCAGGCTGATTTTATCGCAGGACTTGAAGAATACAAGCGTGAGATAGAGTTTGCTGTGGGGCTGTCCTATGGGGATATCTCAAACCCACAGACAGTTGATAAGACGGCAACGGAGATAAAGTCCTCAAAGCAGAGAAAGTTCGATACTGTCACGGCGATACAGAATAATCTCCGTGTCTGCCTTGAAGACCTGTGCTATTCGCTGGCGTTTTATAATGGGCTTACTCAAAGCGGTTATGAGCTGTCTGTGAACTTTGAGGACAGTATCCTTGCTGATGATGAAACAAAGCGTGCAAGCGATCGTCAGGACGTTTCTATGGGCATTATGCCACTGTGGGAATACCGAATGAAATGGTATGGTGAGGACGAGGAAACGGCTAAGAAAATGACCTCCGACAGCACCGCAGAGGTGATAGAATAATGCTCAAAGCAAGCGAGATAGAGCGAGTTTCAATGGCGCTTGACAAGCCACTGCGTGACCTTGAAATGCAGATAATGGAGGACATCGTCCGCAGGATAAAGATAAACGGCGAGATAACACGTTCGGCGGATTGGCAGATATACAGGCTTCACGAGCTTGGAATGAGTAAGCGTGAGATAAAGAAAGCCATAGCCGATAACCTTGACCTCTCCCAAACTGAGATAAAAGAGCTGTACAATGATATCCTGCAAAAAGGCTATGAATGGGACGATAGCATATACAAGACCAAAGGCAAAGCACGGATACCCCTTGAAGAAAATGAGGGTCTGCAAAGGCTGCTGTCGGCGGTATCGGAGCAGACTTCGGGGGAGCTTAAAAACATATCTCAGTCACTCGGATTTGCAGTAAAACAGCCTGACGGCAAGCTGAAATTCACGCAGGCGGCTGACTTCTATCAGCAGAACCTTGACAACGCCATAATGGGCATAGCGAGCGGAGCGTTCGACTATAACACGGTCATAAAGAAAGTCATTTCGGATATGACGAACTCAGGTCTGCGTACTGTGGACTATGCCACAGGCTGGAGCAACAGGGCAGACGTAGCCGCAAGGCGTTCGGTGATGACAGGGCTTTCACAGCTAACCGCAAAAATGAATGAGGACAACGCCAAAGAGCTTGGCACAGACTATTTTGAAGTCACTTGGCACAGCGGAGCAAGACCCTCTCACCAAGAATGGCAGGGCAAGGTCTACAGCAAAAAAGAGCTTGAAACTATCTGCGGTCTTGGTACTGTGACAGGTCTGTGCGGAGCGAATTGCTATCACGATTATTACCCCTTTATCCCCGGCATATCTGAGCGTTCCTACACAGATGAGGAACTTGCACAGATGAATGCAGAGGAGAACAAGCCTGTTAAGTACGGCGATAAAGAGTACACAAAGTATGAGGCTTTACAGCGACAAAGAAAGCTTGAAACTGCAATGAGAGCTCAGCGACAGAAGATACATCTTCTTGAAGAGGCAGGTACAGACGAGGAGGATATCATCAACGCACGCTGCCGATATCGTGGCACTTCCCAAGAGTATACAAGGTTTTCAAAAGCAATGGGCCTGCCTCAGCAGAGAGAGCGTGTGAACGCCGACGGACTGGGGAATATCGGGGTGGGAAAAACCAAGATAGACTTGACGCAAAAAGATTATAGTGATATAATTGATATGAAAGGTAAGATGTCTGATATAGACGTGCGAAAGTGGTACAGACACCATAACAAAAATATCCCTCAGCTTATCGACAAAAGCAAGTCTATTGAAGAACAGGCAAGACAAGCTTGTGAACTGCGTAACAAGTATCGCTTTCAGGCAAGAGAGTTAATGGAAGATCAAAAAGCTCGTAAAACCCTTGACCAGACCGAACCTATCATTTCTTTTGAAGACTTGGTATCAAATAAAATGGTACGAAAAAACATGAGCAGAGAAGAAGCTATAGCAGACACTTTGAAGACCGCTGTAAAAACACGAAGATCAGTAGATAAAAGGTATGGATTGGATGATCAGCAATGAAAAAATATGAATACAATATTTGCACGGCTGCGGACAAAGAAATTTTTGAAAAGCAATGTGCAGCATTGGAAAAGCATATTCCAGGCATTGAACGGTCCGATATGCTGACAGATGTTGACGGCTCACAAACGCAGATATATGAATTAAACGGAAAGAAGATAATCGTACACAACAGTTATTATATTGACGCTGTGTACATTGATTCAGAAGTTGAACTTACAGAGTATTTCAAATGATAATTTTACCGCTTGACTAATGTCGGGCGGTATTTTTATACCCAAATATCGGAACTAAGCACCTTAACGGGTGCTTTTTTCATACCATTTCGTCCTTGATATGACGTTAAACTGTCAGACTTTCACACCGCAGACAGAGCGGTATATAAGCTATGTAGAAAGGACAAACATATGAAAAACATTTTTGAGATCCTTGCCGCTCTGGGTATCGTTATCCCTGAGGACAAGAAACAGGACATCACAAAACAGGTGGCAGAGAATTATAAGACTGTGGCTGAGTTTGAAAAGGTGAAAAGCCGCCTTGAGGTGGAGCGTGATAACTATAAGGACAGTCTTGATACCGCACAGAACTCTCTCAAAGAATTTGAGGGCGTGGACGTCAAGGAGCTTAACGGCAAAGTTGCACAGCTCACCGCTGACCTTGCTAAGAAAGATACCGAGTATCAGGCGAAGATATCTGATATGGAGTTTGACGCTACCCTTGATAACGCTATCTCGGCAAGCAAGGCAAGAAACGTCAAGGCTCTTAAAGCTTTGCTTGATGTGGAAACTCTCAAAGCTTCCAAAAATCAGGCTGAGGATATCAAGACGGCTATCGAGAACGTGAAGAAAGAAAACGATTATCTTTTTGAAAGTTCCGAGCCTATCAAGAACCCGGTTGCTCCCACAGGGACACCTGCCGCAGGTGAAGTGAGCAAGGAAACCTTTGCGAAAATGGGGTATATGCAGAGGCTGGAACTTAAACGAACAGACCCCGAAAAATACGAACAGTTGAAAGGATAGGATATTATGAAAATGACAAATGGCATTAGAATTTCTATGCAGTATTTCGCAGAGCAGACAAAGATCACCGACCTTATCGACCCTGAGGTAATGAGTGATATGATCGACGCAAAGATAGAGTCTAAGATAACTGTATCTCCCTTTGCGAAGATAGACAGAACACTCGTTGGCGTGCCTGGCGACACTATCACAGTGCCGCAGTACAAGTATATAGGCGACGCAGTTGATGTTGCAGAGGGCGTTGAAGCCGAAACTGTCAAGCTTGAAACAGACTCCACTCAGGCTAAGGTAAAGAAAGCCATGAAAGCGGTGGAGATAACCGACGAGGCTCTTCTCAGCGGCTATGGCAATCCTGCGGGTCAGGCGACTTCACAGCTTGCAATGTCTATCGCTTCTAAGGTGGACGCAGACAGCATGGACGCACTCATGAAAGCTCAGCTCATCTATGACGGCTCGGCTTCTGCTATCTCTTACAGCGGCATTGTTGACGCTGTTGACAAGTTCAATGAGGAGCTGAACACCGAAAAGGCTATGTTTATTAATCCTCATCAGAACTCACAGCTTAGAAAGGACCCGAACTTCATTTCAGCCGATAAGTATGACGGCAATGTGGTCATGACAGGCGAGATAGGCAAAATAGCGAACTGCCGTATCGTTCCGTCAAAGAAAGTTTCACTTAACGAGGCTATCCCAGAACAGTATGTGAGAGTTGACAGCGATGCAGAGGGTGCAAAGGAAGTTGTTGCGGACAGCACAGCTTCACCAACTGCTTCACAGATAAAGCTCGGCTCAGTAACGCCTTGTGCAGAGGGTTACGCTCCAAAGGTGGGTGACTATGTTGTAAAGAACGCCGCTGTCAAGGCTGGCACTTTCTACATATGCCCTATCATCAAGCTCAACGCTGATACTGAAACAGAGGACGAAACATCAGCTCTGACTATCTACCTCAAGCGTGACACCAACGTTGAAACAGAGAGAAGAAGCACAAAGCGCTGCACAGATATATCTGCTGACAAGCATTACACTGTGGCTATTTCAGACCAGTCAAAGGTAGTGCTTGCAAGATTCAAGAAGTAAAGAGGTGCGGCAGTATGAAAGCATATGCAAGCGAGAACTATTATATAGGCGTTTATCTTTGCGGCAAAGAGCCTGACATATCTGCCGCTTTTGATTTCTATGCAATGCAAGCCACAAGCCTTATGAAGCAATATACCCTTGACAACGTTGACGAGAACGATATCCCCGAAGAAGTGAAAATGTGCTGCTGCGAGCTTGCGGAGAATATTTTCAAGGCAGAGCAGGAGGGCGGCACTCAGGGGGTATCTTCCGAAAGCGTCGGGGGTTGGTCAAAGTCATATGAAAGCTCAGATATCCGCAGGCAGAACGCTGACAGAGCCGTTCACGATATCGTGTACAAATGGCTCAGCGGAACAGGGCTGCTTTACAGAGGGGTGAGGTAAATGCTTGCAAACAGCGATTGCACGGTGTATCTTTTTGACAAGCAGACAGAGGGATTTGTGCGGAAGTATGCAGAGAAAGTTTACTGGTGTGAGAATAAGTCGGGAAGTATCGTGAAAAGCGGTATGCAGACCTCAGACAGCACAAGGGTGTATTTCTATGACGATAATGCACCGAAAACCCCTGCAAAGGATATGCTTGTAAAAGGAAAATGCGAGTTTGAGTTTGATAATCAAACGCCGCAGAGCATATCTGAGAGCATGAAAATGTTCCGTGAGGAGTATGACTTTGTTACGGTAATGAGCATTGATGATTATATGTTCGGCGGTCTGCCACATATGGAGGTGAGCGTGAAATGAAGATAGGTCAGCCTATGGACAGCAGGGCTATCACTTGGGATAAGTCCTTTGCAGGCAAGTATTCAGAACGCTTTGAT